TCATTTCTTTTTTCTCCTCTTCACTGTTGAGTTTGGGTGGCTGATAAAGTCAGGGTGTTTGTCTTTGCCTTTCTCTTTCAGCCAATCTTCTGGAATGATACGGTCATAGTATCTGAATCCATTCTTGATACACCAATCACCGTAGGTTGTCTTTGCTCCTTTACGTATCTTGCTCTTACTATTCTCAAACACAAAGCGTATATCCAATTCAGGATGTTGCTTCTTGATTTCAATATGCTTACGTCTGTCTGCCGTAACGAACCTGCCTTTTACCTCAACGATGATACCGTTGTCAAGTATGTAGTCAGGCGTATAGGTACGGTAGGCTAGGTCTTCCCATTCAATCTTGATGGCCTCGTATCTAAATGATACTTTGTCTGCCTTCAACTTCTCTGCTATGGTCAACTCTAGCCCACTACGATACCCATACTTCCGTGCGGCTCTCCATGCCTTATGGTACAACTACATCTCCTATGTATGATGTAAGGGGTGGCACTTTAGCCTTAGACATTACTGCTGGGCGTTCAGTTAGGGTGTCCCAACAATCAAAACGATAAGCGCAAAACTTACACCCATCATTAAGTATTTTATTGCCTGTCTCTTTTCCTCTGAACTTCTCTTCAACTGGTGCGAAACATCTTTCAAATCTATTCTCCTTTACTGTGTCTACTGTTGTTTGTATCTTAGCTACTTCTGTGTCTAAGTCAAGCCCTGATGCTGGTACATATTTGAACTGACCATTAGCTTTGTTGACTACCCACCAGCCACCAACATCCTTACCAGATGCTTTAGCGTAGCCAGCAAGCTGTCCTACATAACCAAACCCATCACCACTAGCTAACTTGTCATATGATTCAAACTTGTTTGTGTATGACCAGTGTGACGCAGACTTTACGTCATCGACAGCACCATCAATAACAATATCATATGTTCCGTTAACGGATGCACCATCCAACTCCAAAGTAACGTGTTCAGGCTCTTCATATCTTACCCCCGCTTCTCTTAATAGCCCTTTGAATACTGCTTCTACAATATCCCCAAGCATCATGTTCATTATGAATGTAGTCGGCTTCGGTAATGCTACCTCTGGCTTATTCTTTTCGTACCAGAGTTGGCAAGTGGGGCGACCCACATTAGACATGCGTAACTTAAAGTCGCCCCGCTTTTTACCGCTACCAAACTGCTTATGCAGTGCTTCGGCAACATCAGAAGAGACCTGTTCGATAGTCTCCTCTGACATTTCTGTTTTACCTTGCACTGCGTCTTCCATATATTGATGGAGAGCAATTTCAGCGCGGTGATGCATTATGCTACCTCTTCTTCATCTACTTCAATGTCAACTAGGTCATCTACTACATCAATGTCTGCATCTTCCATGTCTGCATTGGCTTTCTCTGCCCACGCATTGATGATGTAGTTGTTGTAGTTGTCAACCCACGACATGAAGTCACCGAACAGCACTTGGTCTTTTTCAGTCAGTTCGATTACAGTGGTAACATCTAGTGATGCCACAGGCACGTAGTATTTTGCACCTGTAGGTATTGTGCGTTCATCTGTATTAGCAGTGATGATGTGCTGGATAGGCAAGCGTTGCATCTTAGCTAGAGTAGTAAAGCTACTGCCAATTTCTTTGAAGGCATCACGGTTGTCAATCTCCCAGATGAATGGTGTAGGTGCAACCTCAACAGCCTCACCCTTTTCATTAGTAGGATTAACCAACTCAACCTCACCAAATACTACACGCACTCGCTTGATAGACTTTAGCAAGTCCTGTTGTGACTTAGGCAATGCCGCCCAATCTTTGATGAAGCCAGCAGGTTTACCGCAGTTAAACCCACCGTTGTTGTCCTTCAAGTCGATGTCAAGTGTATCTGCCATTACGCTTTTGACGTAACGATTAGGATTCTTGGCATCACCCTGAATGAAACGCTTGTGCATGAAGCGTTGCATGAAAGGACGCATCTTGATGGATGACGCATAGTGAGTCGGCCCATCAGGAATCTCTAGTTTGTATGCACCACCTTCAACTACTTCAACATTAACACTCTTACCATTAACCTCTGCTGTACCCATGATAGGTGCATGATTAATGCGTAGTCGTGCAAGCGAACTAGAAGAAGATGATGTCTTCTCATGTGCGATACCCATAGCTTTTGCCATAGCCGCAAAGTTATTTGTATCTACTGTTGTCAATTGTGTCATTCATTTCTCCTTTCTTGAGAGTTTAGAACCGTAGTTATATCACGCTACGTCTTTAGTGTCAAGCCAATTCGGGCCGATTTTTGATTCCAATAACAGTGGAACATTAAAGTTTATGCCCCATCGTAGTGCAATCAGATTAGGTAGTTCATTGTTTGTATTCTCTATTACCTGTATGACTGCATCCTCTTCATCGGGATGTACATCAATTACAATTGAATCATGTACTGTGTTTACTACACATGACTGCATGTTGTCAAGCAGTTTATCAATATGCAACAGTGCAATCGGTACAATATCTGCTGTAGCGAATGACTGTACAGGGTAATTCTTTATCTGCGTAAAGTATGACACACGGCCATTTGCCTTACGCACTACATCAGGGAAAGAAAACTCCCGACCAGAAGGCGTGATTATCTTCTGTGTCGTTATAGCTTCTTTAGCCAATCGGGAATGCCAATCTGCGACTCCTGTGTACTTTTCATTGAAGTGTTCGTAGTATGCAGCTTCCGCTTTTGTTCTGCCGTATCCACTTGCTCCGTAGAGTGGTGCAAACGTGTGCGCCTTCGCATCTTGGCGAGACGTATGTTGACCAGCATCGGTAATAACTTTAGCGGTATATGCATGTACATCAAATCCAGTAGAGACTTCTTCAATTGCAACTCCATCCTGTGATAAATATGCGGCGGCTCTGAACTCCAACTGAGCAAAGTCAGCTTCCAGTATCTTACCACCATCCCATCGTGACACAAATACTTTCTTTACAGGAAACGTGCCGCCACGTGGCATGTTCTGCATATTAGGATTAGCACCCGACAAGCGACCTGTCGATGTACGATGTTGTAGTAGGCTGACATGCAACATGCCATCCTGTTTGGTATAGTTACTGATACCATCAACGAATGATGACAGGTATGTATCGACAGCACTCAGTCTACGCACCTTCGATAAGAACTCGACTGCATCATCCATACCTCTTGTCTTAGCACCTGCCTCAAGCAACTGCAAGTTATTCTTGCTGGTACTAAAGCCATTAGCTGATGCCCACTTAGCTGTAGGTGGCTTGAACTTGAAGCCAGCCATAGTGTCAGTAGGATTGAACAGGAAGCCAGACGTGCCACACTCAGGGCATTTACTTGGCTTGGCAAACGGCTGACCATTCTTCTTTGTCTTACGTATATAGCCACTGCCTTTGCACGTAGGACACTGCACTGCATTAGTGCGATACATACGCTGTGTACGTGTAGCCACAAGCTGTCTGAACTCATCGTCAGGCATGTATGGGTCAATCATTGTAGCCCAATCATGCTTGTCAATGACCTTACGACCATAAATTACCCAAGACAACTGCTCTGGGCTGTTGAGGTTGATAGGTGTATCACCCATGACCTTGCGTACATGAACCTGTAAATCGTCAACAAGTTGACACTTCTCCTGTTCAAACTCTTGACGCACTTCCTCAAGCGCACTCAAGTCAACCTTGAACCCACGCTGGTATATACGTGCCAGTGTGACACATACCTGATTAGTAAGCACCACAGTATCATTTAGGCTAGAACTGTCGGACTGTAGCTGGCGCATTAGCTTATCTGATAGCTGTTGCGTAGCATGTAGGTCAGCAGACAAGTATTCAGACAACTCAGTATATGGTATGTCTCGTGTGCTGTAGCCCTTCTTGAAATACTCTTTCAGTGTGTCTTGCTTCTTGGTGTCCAACTCGTAGCGTTCTGCACAAGCCTCAAGCGACAGTGGTTGTTTCTGACCACGCTGTAGCACATACTCGCCAAGCATAGTGTCAAAGACAGGCCCATCATACTTGAAGCCTGATTCCCAAAGCCACATCAAATCATATGCGGCATTGTGCGCGATGAGGATAGTAGCATCATCTAGGAACTCTTGTACCAATACATGC